CTCAAATTGAGGCTCAAGATAGGCAGGTAAAGAATCAAATTGAGATGCAAAACCAGCAACTCAAAGCACAACGCGACCAACTTGAGGCGCAATTATCCATTCAAAAACAGCAGTCGGAAGAATACCTAGCGATGCAACAGCTTACTATGCAACAGCAGGAGTTGCAGATTAAGCAGTCGTCGGTTGAAGTAGATATGCTAAAGGTGCAAACCAGCGCTCAATCAGAAGCTGACAAAGCAATGATTAAGCAAGAACACGGGCAAATGCAGCATATCCTTGAGATACAAAAGCTGGAACTTGAGCAAATGCGTGTTAAACTTTCGGAAGCTGAAAAGCTCATGGAAGAACGTCGTTTGGCGTCTGACCAGGCTATTGAGCGTGTGCGACTTAGCATGGAAAGTATTCAGCGACAGCCAGCGGGTGCCATCATGGTAACTACTGACAAGCCAATGGTTATTGAGAAAGAAAAAGCCAGCAAGCCAAAGAAACGACGAGGTAAGATTATTACCGACGAAACTGGGAATCCTATTGGTATCGATATTGAGGATATAACAGAATGAGCACTGTAGTCTCCAATTCGGCGGCAAGCGTAAACCCAGATATTCCTGTAGCAACCGTTACTCGCAATGGTAACGTGTATCAGGAAATGGTACAGGGTATTGCTAATCAGCCTCATGATGAAATTGTCATGGGTTACACCGGTACAAACCTTACCTCTGTTGTTTACAAACTAAGCGGCGTTACAGTGGCAACCCTTACTTTAGGATACACAGGCTCTAACCTAACGTCCGTAGTGAGGAGTTAATGCCATACGTTTTTAATCCCTTCACCGGCACACTTGATTGGACTAGCGCAGCCGATGTAACAGGTCCGAGCAGCTCAACGGACAACGCATTAGCACGTTTCGACGGAACCACCGGCAAACTAATCAAAAACAGCAGCGCAACCCTTACTGACGCTGGAGCTTTGTCGGCTGCAAGCCTTACGTTGTCTAACATCGCCAACACTGGCGTAGTATTTGGAAACTTTTCAAACCAACTAACTACCAGCCAAAGTAAAATCTTTTGGGATGATACTCGCACTCATTTTGGCGTAGCCAACGGCGTCAATACACAAATAACGAATGGTACCTTTAGCGGCAACGCATCAGGATGGACTCTCCCCACTGGTTGGGCGTATGGCAGTAACGCAGTAAGTCATAACGCAAATGGCACCGGCGCACTAAGCCAAAATATTACCACGCCAGTTCTTGGAGATCGCTGGGAACTAAAGTTTACGATTTCCAACCTTACCGCTGGAACAGTGTCGGCTGCGTATCAAGGCTTTACCTGGGGTGCAAATCTCAGTCAAAATGGCACTTATATTTATCGTGGTATTATAACCAATTCATCAAACAGTAACTTTACCAACCTGACGTTTACACCGTCGAATACAGCTCGATTCACCATCGACGATGTTTCCCTGAATACTTACGTCGGCGGCACTATTCGCACAGGCGATTTACAGATTGCTGCCTCCAACTCCAATACTGACGGCGTTCTCACAATTACGTCCCGCATCAAAAATAATGGCCTTCCTGGGGATACCCGCCACATAAGCCTACAAAATAACGGAGGGTACACTTGGATCGATTTTCAATTTAGCGGAACTAATCAAGCGCATATCGGCGCAACTTCATCAGGTGAGGTGTCAACGTGGATTGGTGGCACTGGTAACGGAGCTTCCGTGTACCACAAAGCTACAAACACTTTAGTCAGCTACAATAATCCTAGCACATTTACTCACTACGGATACGGAGCTTTCCTCAATGGTGTGAACGCAGGTGGCGCATCCAGTCCGAGCAGTACGCTCATGAGCCAAGGTGGTACGGCGCTCAAGGTCAAATACATCACCGCCAACCAAACGCTAGACAACACAGCGACCGAGTGGATTGTTGATCCGTCAACGGCAACGTGTACCGGCGCTCCTACTAACGCTTGTTCATCCTACACGACCGAGGCGACGTGCCTTGCTCGTGACGCACACGGTGGATGTAGTTGGTTTGCCGGATACGATTGTTCTGTTTATAACGGCGACGAGTCATCATGCACAGGTCAAACCGGATGCACTTGGGAGCAATCAAGTTGCTCAGTCTATAACAATAATCAATCATCGTGCGAGGGGCAAACAGGATGTAGTTGGAATAACAATCCACAAGATTGCTCGACGTTAAATGAAACAGCTTGTGGTAGTACAAGCGGCTGTACGCAAAACTTTGACGACTGCGCTAATTATTCGGATGGCGGTGGTGACGGTACAGCGTGTAACGCAGCAAACGGCGGTGGATATTGTTCGTATGATAGCGGCACGGGAGCGTGTACCGGCGGTTCGTGGTACGTCAGTTGCTCAGGTACTTACGATTCTTACACTTGCGACGGTACCTATGCTACTGGCAACTGCACTGGAGTTTACGGCGCAGCCTGTAGCGGATCGGCATCGTGCGGAGGAATCGACGATCAGACTAACTGTAACGCTGAATCCGGATGCACATGGCAGACCGCAATCACCTTGACGCTTCCGTCGATTACTACTTGTCCTGACAGAGATTACTGGATCTATAACACATCAAGCACAAACGCAGATGTAGTGTTAGTTCCGTCCTCCGGCGACACAGTAGATCACACAACGTCGTATACGCTTTCTAACTACAAAGATTGGGTTCATGTTAGTCCGTTTAGACGATTAGAAGCGTGTAGCAGTTTTAATGAAGCAACTTGCGGCAGCACAAGCGGTTGCACTCAAAACTACTCTAACTGCGTTTGGGATGGCTCGACTTGCGGAGGCAACGCCTCTTGTACCGGCTACGGAGATCAGTCATCCTGCGAATCGGCTACATATTACTCAGGATGTTCTGGTAACTATTTAGTTTCGTCTAACTGGTATGTATTCGGAAAATAATTATGTTGGTGCTGAGCGAAGAGAGCGTAAAAGAGTTTATTCAAGGCAATAAGGTATTTGTAAAAATATTTGCGGATAATTGCCCCTACTGCACACGTTTGGATGAGCAGATGGAGCGCGTGGATATGTCAGCCTACCAATGCGGTATGCTCAAAGTATCCCATCCAATGGATAAAAACCCACAGCCAAGTGAGTTCAAACGAACCTGGATGCGGCAAGACAAGTCAGACGTTGTGAAAGATTCGGTTCCAGCACTGTTTGTATTTGAGAACGGCGAGCTAAAGCATCGGCATTTTGGGATGCTATATGCAGACTCTTTACAGCACTGGCTTGAGACTGGAGCGGTAATTCCGTCAAAGATTCAACAGGCTGAAAAAGAAGCTGCTGATCGAAAGCAGAAACTAATCAACCTTTTCGCGCAGCGCGGGGAACTAACCTATAATATGGAACTTATGAGCAATAAGTTAGTAGAAATTAACAAAGGCATCGCGGAGTTGATGAAATGAAAATCAGAGTTACATTTGAAATGCCGTTGCCAGAAGGATTTGAACCATTCTTGCTAGTAATTGCAGAAACTCATGGATATTCGGCGTCGCAATATCCAGACCTAACGCCAGAGCAGTTTGTGTTAGCTCATGTATGCTGTCCTCAAGTATCAACCTTATTTAAAACTATTATCACTAGCGCATTGTCGCCATACTTCGGCATTGTTGGCAAAGAACAGGTTGAACAGGTGCAGTCTGTATACGAAAACACTCATACTGTCGTTGCTGATATAGTAAGTGACTAATGCTTATATTTCTCAACCCACGACAAAGTTTACTACAGGCGCAAATAGTTGACCCTGATGGTTTTCGTCGTCGTAAGTTTGAGTCTGCGTGGGAAATTGAGTTAGCAGCAGAATTGCTGAAAGGCAAACTTAAGCCTTTCAAACGTAAGAAACGTAAAGAGTTTAACTTCAAAGAGTTGCTGAACAAACAACTCAATGAAGGCGCTACCGTTGAAGCAGCAGTAGAAGCAGTAGCAAACGAAGCGTTAAATGTCAGTCCGACGTTTGAATATACCGCCGAAATTAAAGCTCAAGTTGATGCTGTCGTAGCCGAGTACTATGCAAAAATTGCGCAACTAGAAGCAATAAAAGTAGAGCAGCAACGTAAGTTACAAGCCGAACAACAAGCCTATGTGGCAGCTATCAGACAGGCCGAGATTGCCGAAAACAAACGAAAAAAACGCAACGCAAAAACCATTAAGGTGCTATTGATGTTAGCCAGTATGGAGGACGACGAGTGACACAAAAGTATAAATTGTTTCAGTGGTGTCCTGTTAAGCAGAGGGTTGTGCCAATAGAACAAGTCGCAAAACGCGCTCAGTCTAATGCGCGTGACTTGTTTATCCAGGACGAAATGGAACCAGTAAGAAATCCGTTAAACCCAAACGAGGTGTATACAAGCAAATCAAAGCTCAGAGCGGCCTACAAAGCCGCTGGAGCCGTTGAAATCGGCGATGCGTATGACAGGGGCTACTCACCTGAAATGAAGGCTAGAGAGTCCGAGAACACGTTAATTGCCAAGTTAAGGGACCAAACCATAGAGAGGTATCGAAATGGAAGATAATAGCCAAGAAGTAGAATCCACCGAAGTAGTTGTTGAACGAGAGCCAGCGCAACTATCCATAAGAGAAAAACTAAAACAGGAGTTGCAAAGCACAAACAACACACAGGCCGATGAAACATCCGCTGAGGAACCCACTCAGCAGCCAGAACAAGCAGCGCCCGTTGAGCAAGTCGTGCAGCAAGAGCGCCCAATGCTGGTACCTCCGTCTGATATGAATAGCGCTGAAAAAGACGCGTTCCTTAACCCGACTGCTCAAAATGCTCATGTTTTGCAAGGCTACCTCAATCGCCGAGCATACGAAACTCGGATGCAGTACGACCGAAAAATGCAGGAGGTCAATCAGCTTTATAAGCAAAATCAAACGGTTTACGACACAATAAAACAATATGAAGAGGAGTATGCTCGACAGGGCATAAGCATTGGCGATATCGCTAGGCGCTCAATCGCTTGGGATAAGGCAATGAAAAACAATCCCTATCAAACGGCTTTGGAGTGGTTGCAAAGTTATAACATTAACGTCAATGACCTGACTGAACGGGCACAACAGCACTATCAGCAACCACCTCAATACCTGACAAAAGAAGAAGCTGAACGTATTGCCATTGAGAAATATCAGTCTATCGCTGATGAGCAAGATAGAAAGGCACTTGAGCTATATAATGAGCGTGTCGTAGAATATTTCATGAACAGCAAACCACTGTTTAAGGATGCCGAAACAGCTTCGCAGTTAGAGGCTGAAATGGCTCCAGTAGTTCAAGCTCTAAACAATACGGGTCGCTACTCGTCTGCTGAGGAGGTCCTTGAAACTGCTTACAACTATGTGGTTAATGGCAATCCGACCTTCTCCGGCATCATGCAAAAGATGACCACAGGGCCGGTGGTTCAACAGCAGCAAGCAGTAGCTCAAAAAGCAAGGCAAGCTGCAAAATCAATATCTGGCTCTGCTGGCAGCGGAACTCCCAGGGTACACGCACAAACTATAAGGGATAACCTGCGGCGGCGTTTCCACGGAGAATAGCCATCGAGTTATCCCATAACGTATAAGGGATAATAAAATGGCTAATTTAGAAGAGGCTCTCGTAGCAACCCTCTTTGATCAGTCGGATGATATTGCCGATGTCGTGCTTCATCACGCACCGCTTACTTCCGCACTTGACGATGCAGGGCGCGTTAAAAAGATTTCTGGTGGTTATGAACTGCGTAAGCCCGTCATGTACAATGACGCTGCTGTAGGTGGATTCTACCAGGGATACCAGTCGTTCGATCTTAGTTCAATCGACGACCTTACAGCTTTCCGATTTGGCATCAAGCAGGTTTATGAGCCTGTTTCTATGTCAGGTCGTGAGCGTCGTGCTAACCGAGATGAGGCACAGCTTCTTGATCTTGCTGAGGCAAAGATTGAGGCATCTATTTCCCGTCTGAAGAATACTGTTTCGTCTTCACTTCGAGGCGATGGAACTGGCTTCGGTGGAATGGAGTTCGACGGCTTGAAGAAGGCAGTTTCGACTTCACCTTCGTCGGGAACATACGGAACTATCGACCGTTCAGCTAACATTTGGGCGCGTAACTACGCTACCAACGTAACGCTTTCGGCTTCGAACGTTCAGGAGACAATCACGGATGTTATCAGCCGCTTAACTCGTGGCGATGAGCAGCCTGACCTTGGAATCATGGACCGTACTGCATGGAAGTACCTCCACTCGTCATTGACTGCAATTCAGCGTATTCAGCTTCCCGTTAAGGAAGCAAAGGCTGGATTCCGCAAACTCTACTATGACGGTTGTGAGTTTGTATTTGACGGTGGTTACGGTTCAAGCGTTCTTGAGACTAACTCATGCCGATTGCTCAATACTAAGTATTGGACATTTGACATGGTTCGAGGCGCTGACTTCAAGCCGCTTGCACCAACTATGGATCGCCCAGTAGATCAGGATGCTTTCTTCACCGTAATTCTCGTTGAAGGAAACCTTTGCTGCTCTGCTCCAGCTCTCCAGGGTGTAATTTACGCTTAATAAGGAGGACTAGAGTATGTCACAGGTAGGATCGTTTGGAGTTAATTACAAGAAGGTTTGGGATAGCACTTCAGCTATGCTTCCAGCTACAGTTGGAACAGTAGGGTCACTCGTCGAAGGCGAGTTTCTTTTTGTTCAGGCTGATGGAGCTATTGACCAGTATGGTTTCGTAAAAATCGAAGCCGATGGTCAGGCTGCTATGCTCACCACTACTAATGCAGGTTCTCAGAATCTCACCGTTGGCGTAGCTCAAGTAGCTGCTGCTGACAATGAGTACCTCTGGGTATGGATTGGTGGTGTAGCTGCTGGTGGAGCGACAAAGGGTATTAAGGGTAAGGCTGCTGCTTCATATGCTGCAAAAGCTAACCTGAATACTACTGCTACCGCTGGTGTTGCTGACGATGCTTCGACTACGCTCATTAAGAACGTAGTTGGACTAGAGACGCTTACTGGTGCTGGAACAGTAAATCTGTTTTCAACAGGCCATTTGCGAGTCAACTAATCAAATGGGGGGTGAAGGCCCCCCATATTTGTGAGGTCTTATGCCATCAGTAACTAATCTTATTGGCTTGGGTATGCCACCTGAGCAAGCAGCAGAGGTGTCAGACGGCACTTTTGCTGTAGTTACGTCAACCGCAGCGCTTGTTGCAACCGCTGCCGGACTGCGTACCAAAATGGCAATCAACAACGTAAACGACACAACCCCAACAGCAGCAGAGCTTACCACTTCGTTTGGTACGCCAGCTTCAGTTGGTACAGGTTTTGTAGGTGTTGTTAAGGATGCTGATGTTGATACTAACTGCTATGTAGTTGTATCCAACGGTGTTTCTTACTTTTACCTAAAGTTTACTAAAGCCGTTTAGTAACTAAGGGGGGAGTAATCCCCCCAATTTTATAGGTGATTTATGACGTGTTACGCAGGAAAAGCTACAGTTGCAACTCCAACTATCGCCACAGCTACTAGCACACAAGTATTAGCTGCTAACCCATTTAGAAAGTATCTTTTAATCCAAAACAATAGTGCTGCTCACATAGGCATTGGGCTAAACGGTGAAACTTTAACAGGTATAGCCCCAACCAGCACCAACAAATGCATTAACGTGCCAAATAGCGATAATGCTAAAACTATAGTATTTCAAGGACAGTTTGTACCAAGTGGAGCGATTACGGCTTACCAGACGTCTGGTGGAACGATCAATACGTTAGTCGTTATTGAGGGGTAGTGCTATAACTAGGTAGGCAACTATGCCTATTTAGGAGAATAATTATGGCAAATATAGACTGGAGCAGCATCATGTCCGGTAATAGCCAACCCAAGAAGCGGTACCAGGGGGCTAATATCAAGTTCTTTTTCGCTTACAACGAGAACGAGGAAAAGTCGCTGCGTGAGGGACGGCCAATATTCGATGAAATCCCATCGATCAGTATCCAGTGGCCTGGTGGAGATGAGACAGTAAGACGCATTGAACCACAGGATATTCAGGAATACCCCGAACTTTATAGTCGGTTTCAAGCTGGTAGTGAGCCAGTAGCCGATGGTACTCCGTTAGCTGAATGGTCGCTTATGACTGGCTCTGCTATGCGTGAATTGCAGTACCTTGGGTTTAAGACAGTCGAGCAGTTAGCTAATGGTTCTGACGAAGCAAAACGAAAACTTGGCTCATTGTCTAAGTTTGTTAAATTGGCTCAAGATTGGCTTGCAGCAGCTAAGTCAGATCAGAACGAAGTAGTAAAACTCAAACAGCTTTTGGAAAAGTCGGAGACTCGTACTAAGGCACTTGAGGAGAAGATGGAACTGCTCCTTCAGCGAATCGAGGCAAATGAGGGGACTGATTTGCGGTCGTATCGCAGAGAGTTAATTCAGCCGGTAGAGCTTGACGATGTAACCGATGATGTAATGGATGAGCCTCGACGCCGAGGACGACCAAGGAAAGTATGAGCATAGCCACGGTTATACAAAATGTAGCAAACGAAGCGGGCTATACGGTTGAGTCAAATATATTTACTTCAACCGAAACAACTACCAAGCAGCTTCTTGCCATTGCACAACGTATTAACCGTGACATTTTTGAGGCGTATCCTTGGCCTAAATGTTACGCTTCAGGGTCAATAACGCTGGTAGGGGGCCAAGCAACCTATGCTCTACCAGCAGCTTTTTCCCGCTATCAATACGAAACATTTTGGAATCAAAGCACTCGGTGGCGCGTTCTTGGCCCTATGAGCGAACAAGAATATGCAGAGATTCGTGGCTTTGGACTTGAACCTACAATTTACCAGCGGTTTCAAATTCGAGGATTAAGTAACACTGAACTGCTAATCAACCCTACGCCTGGAGCTAACAATAACGGCGATACCCTTATCTTTCAGTATATCGCAGACCGGTCAGTAGTGCCTGTAACATGGTCGAGCGGAGTGGTTTTCGCTGCTAACACATACTGTTTTTACAACGGCAACTACTACGTTACTACCGTAGGAGGCACTACAGGAGCCACAGCACCGACGCACACGAGCGGTTCGGTGTCTGATGGTGGCGTAACGTGGACTTATTATAACGGGCCTTACAACGAGTTTAGAGCCGATACAGACACCTCCATATTTCAGGAGAAATTACTTGAGCAAGGGATGTTAGAGCGCTTTGGTGAAATCCATGGCTTAGAAAGCATTAAGCCAGTTTTTCAGCAACAGGTGCATGAAGAGTTTGGTAGAACTTTGTCAGGTAAAGTTATTTGGGCAGGTGGAGCAACCAGACCGCTTCAATATGCTCGTAATGGTGTAGCTATGTTTGGGACGTGGATATAATGCAAGAACCAACGATTACACAAAAAGACCCTATTGCTTATTACCGATGGTTACGGTCCCAGCGAATGTCTGGTGCCCAAGCTACTCAACTTGTAGAGCAGCGATTTGGCCCACCGACAACGCCTGAGGAGCGTAATCAACGACAGCAAGCGGCAAACGAAAATGCTGCTTTGGCTCAGGCTGGTGGATTGGTTGGTGGCGCTGTAGCTACTAATTGGGCAATGCAAGGTTTCAAAACTCCTGAATGGATGAAAAGCACCCCTACAACTACACCAACAACTACGACTACAGCACAAGTGCCACCAACTACAGCAACTCCCGTAACTGGAGGATTTGGTAGTACCGCAGAGATGGTTGGTAACGGAATGTCTACTCCATTCAAGCCCGAAGTTGTGGCGACTAATGGAGATGTTTCCATCATAAAGACACCGACCGGTGGAACTACTCAAGTGCCAACCGAGGCGTTGAATGACCCAGGTTTTATGAGTTCCGTTAATTGGAACGCCGTCGGTGCCGGTGCTATTTCTGCGTTGCAAGCATATCAGGCGTATAAGGCATATCAATCAGGCGATAAGTTGGGTGCTGGCATTTATGGGGCAGGTGCTATTGCTTCTGGCGCCGCCGCAGCAAATGCTGCTAACGCTGGCTTTGCTGGTTCTCAAACAATGGGAGCAGCTGCTCCTTATTTAGGTATTGCAGCCGGTGCCTATGGTGGTTATCAAACCGCAAAAATGATTGGAGATACCGCAGCAGGTTCTCAGCGTAACCAACAGGGAGCGCTGCAAGGAGCTTCATCAGGTGCGCTAATAGGCGGTAGTATTGGAAGCATTGTGCCAGGTCTTGGTACTGGAATCGGTGCTGCTATTGGTGCTGTTGTTGGAGGTGCTGCTGGCTTAGTTGGTTCGTGGACTGGAAGCTCAAAAGGTAAAGCTCAGTTTATGCGTGATAACATCCGCAAGGTCATGCAGGAAGGTGGCATCCTTGATCAGAACTATCAAGGCACGTTGGCTGACGGAACTACCTATGACTTTGGTACGGATGGTAAGGCGCTACGTTGGAAAGAAATTGATAAAATTTCGTCGGCTCAACCTAAAGCCTGGAATAGCGCAGTTCCTCTCGCCGATGCGTTGGCTTCCTCTTATGGCTTGGTAGGTCAAAAGGCATCGGATCTTGCGGCTTGGTATTCACGAGCCGCTGTAAGTAATGCAAAGAACGATTCGAACGTTGCCATAGCGAATATGCGACACTTTGCAGCACAGCAAGGACTTACATATGACCTTGTAAAAACGAAACTTGATGAGGCAATCAAAGACAATCGAATTTCTCAATCTCAGTACGATTATTACCTTAACGGCGCATC